GTTGTCGGGTCTTCGCTCGACATCGCTTGCCGCGCTAGGTCTGCCTCGCTTTGCACGCGGCGTGGGATCCACCCGATTGCGACACGGATAGCCGTGCCGATGCCTGTCTGCCACAGCAGCACCACCAGCGCGACCGCTACGACGGCTCCTAGACCCCATTGAATTAGCGTCGCCCAAAATGGAACGATGTCTTTGACACTGGCCACCGCTGTTGAGATCTGCGAAATTTCATGCAAAATTACTGCGGTGTCTTCTTTAATTACAACAGCAGCAGCCACGATTTCTGGCTGACTAGAATTTGCAGCAATAAAAGAAGCACGCTCAGAGATGCTGTGTGCGCTACTTGCGGCAATGCTCGCGCTGGAGGCGATCTCTTTGGTCGCTGAACAGCCCGCTGTGAGAGCGACGAGGATTATCGCTTTGTAAACCATGCTTTGATTTCGTTGAAACCAAGTATCGAGCCACATAGCCAACCGCCAACCACGCACAAAGCAGACCACCACAAAGTGCCGATAAATGAATCCATGTCATGTCCTCCATTATTTCGAGTTCATCCGATCGATTTTCAACGCTAGTGCAGCAATAGCCTCAGTGTGTTTTTCGTCTATAGATTGCCCTCTAATCATAGCCTTGGTCAGATCAGAAGCAATGAGACGCAATTCTTGCGTGTCCGATGCAATGCGTGTCAATGTCGCATCACGACGACCAAGGTCGACTGCGTAAAGACCAAGCGCAATCAAGATCCCGATCAGTTGACCGACCAGTACAGTTGTCTGAAGCGGTGTTAAAGATGGCTTTTTGAGAGGAGCCATTATGCGCATGTCCCATCAATGGCGTTAGAGACGCAAAATGAGAATGCTTGCGATCCGTCGGTCGCATTGATTGAAGCGTGCATCAACACGACCGTACCAGTGGCGATCGGCTGCAATGTAAACCCGCTTGGAATGTTGGCGTGTGTAAAGCCTGGCCCGTTTTTTGTGCCGCTTGTTTGCTGCAATGCCTCAACAGTGTTGTACGCAAACCCGATTGTCGTGGTCGCACTGGTGATCGTGCTGCCACCCTTTGTCTGAAACTTCTGAATGGTGTCCGTGTATTGCTCGGCTTCTTCCCAAGCATATTTCCAGCGTCGACCAGTGATGATGACTGTGTTTGCTGTGATTTTGGCGAGGAATACATCGAGCACTCGCGGCGCATAACGACTCAAGTCGTTCTTTTTTTTCTCGTTGACTTTGTCCGTGAGTTTCTTGAATCCTCGTTGAGAGAATGGGCCGAATGAGCCATCGATGTTCGGCTTGAGATTCATTAGGTTGTCACCACTCCAAGACTTGCAAAAGAATCAGTGCCTGGAAATGGTTGCTTGTAATAAACTTTAGCGGCTCGCCACGGATTGCTGACAGATACCACTGCTCCAGCAGTCACTTGATCGGGAACCACGCTGCCATCTGCATTGCGAAGTGGAACTTGTTTTAAGTGAAATGTCTGTGTGTCGAGAGTGAATGAGAAGTTGACTTCGTATTGATTCGGGCCGATGCGGCTTGAGGTCGCTCCGTCGAATACAAGCGTGCCGATCGGGCAAGCAAGATTTTGAGATGTGGTCGCGCTTGCTCCAAAAGTAAAAATCGCACTATTCCTCTTTCCGATTGTGTTGGCAAACACTAAATAGTTCGGTCGACCGATTACGACATTGCGCACGCTGATATTGAGCACACCTTGGATGCTCGAAATAGGATCGCCTGCGCTGTCAACTTTTGCCCCACCAATATCAATCAGAGTCGGAGCAGTTATGTTTGCATCGGATGATGGCAGCGTCGCACCAGTGCGCCACACATCGACAATATTCGCCTGCGCGTTAACTTCGATGGAAGTGAAGCCAACTTGTTTTTCTTGTAAGATGTCTTGACCTTCAACGGATGTCCCGTCGATTGTCGTAGACGCTTCAAAAGTGTGAACGCCTGTCCAGTATTTATCCATGCCTTCCTGCACTGGCGTGTAGGTCGCTCCAGTAAACGACATCAATGTTTCCATTGTAGTTTCGTTGCCCGCGCCGAAATCAAGAGTGCCAGCGGCGGAAGCACCAGTTCGTATTGCGTGAATATCTAGTGAATTTCCTGAATTATCATAAATCAGAAATGTCGTCGAACCTGTCCACTTGCCGCGATCGTAGGAGCCTGTTCGGCTCGTCTGTTGCCAAACTTGTGTCATGGCGTTGCTCCTATGGCTTGATTGAGTTTGACCAACTGGTCGTATGTGCCCTTGGTATTTGAAGCGGTCTCGATTGCTTTGGACAATGCTTCTTTCGCCTTCTCAATTTCTTGAGATTTTGAGAAGTCTGTAACGCCTTGCAACTTAATAGACCCGAGCGCGGAGTCAACGCTGGTCGCGCTGGCGGTTCTGTTGGATTGCGCAGCGTCTAAATTTGCGCCCGCTTCATTCACTCCCATGTTGGATTTTGAGAGTTCTTCTTGGGCAGACAACAGGTCTTCTATTGCTTTTCCGCGAGATTCTTCGGCTTGGACTGCATCCCACGCGGCCATGCCTTGCTCTTGCAAAGCGATGGTCATTCCCTTCATCGTTCCGAGTCTAAAATGTTCTCTTTCTCTAGCAGTCTTTCCAATCATTTCCGCTTGCAATTCCAATCCGTTAATTACTCTTTGAGCGTTTTCAAAATCTTTTTGAGCAGACAATTCATCATCTACTATTTTTTTATTTGCAACAGCAGAATCATAATTTCTATTGGCTAGTTCAATTTGATTTTCATCCATTCCAGCATTCATCATGCGATCACTCAATGCTTTTTTAGCCAACTCAGCGGATGATTTTTCAATCAAAAAACTTCCATCTTTAATTGCTTGAAGGTCTTTTTCAAGTTGTATTTTTTCATCTAGTATTTTTGCGGATGCTTGAGAAGCAGCATAATTTTCTTTTTCTTTTGCGGCTGCTTCAATTCGACTTTGTTGCTGCTGTTGCTCTTGTCCCAACGCTCCACCCATGTACCCGACTGCGTCAAGCATGGAAGCAATTAACTTGCCTCCTGATCCCACGATTGGCAACCCCTCTAGGGTTGTTGATATTTGTTGCCCTATTGCGGTCACAGCATCCCCAAACCCTTTTATGCTTCCATCTTTAAAACCCTTTACGAGTTCATTTGCCATATCTAATCCAGCCTCAATCAGTCCAATCGTTCCCAATCCTCCGAGAATATTTTGCATTGCACCCTTCAACTGTTTAGCGTTGATTTTTGAAATGCTGTCTCCAATGCTCGTCTCCATTTTTTTTGTTGCAGCAGCGGCAGCCTTAGCACCCGCTAAGAAATTGTCGTTGTTCATGTAAGTGTTAACGACAAATGATCCGACTGTAGCCATTATTTTATTCCCATCTGACGCTTGAGTTGGTCAAGTGATTTTTGCGGGTTCTGTTTTGGAGCCTCGTAGTACGGCATGAAATCATGCGGGCTGAACGACTTGGAATTGCTTGATCGATGCGCGTTTGCAACAGTCGACGCGACAATGCCCGCGCCGAGGTCACCGCGCTGGCGTGAATCAAGGCATCCAGTGATGCTCTGATATGCGATCCATTCTTGAAGTTCTATTGATGACATTCGATTTCCTAGTTCAGCAACAGTCATTTTCAATTCAGCCGCAAGCGTGAACATGAACAGCCTCAGGCTGCGGCTTCTCAGTTTTTTTCGAGTTCCTCTGCATCCTTTGCGCCGAGACCCGATAGACGCTGGCAGTGCTCATAGAGTTTGTCGATCACGCTCGCGGGCATTGCGCCCACTTCTGCGACCTCCGCATCCGTGAACAATCGCACGCCAGCCTCGTCGGTAATACACCTCACGACGAGACTGGCGCGGATGTTCTTCACGCCCTTCTTGATGTCACGCTCCGAGTAGACATATTGCTCCCATTGATCCCTCTCGCTGGCCGTGAGACCGCGAAGAGAGACGAGACCATCGATGCCCGCAACCTTGACGGTGGCGGTCGGAATCTTGAGCGCAAGTAGTTGTTCTCGAATTGACATGTGGGTTCTCGATTAGGTGATGGTGAGTGTGCCTGTGATTTGCAAAGTCACGGATCCTGTGATGACTCCATCGACAGCGGCTTTGTAGTCGTAGCCTGTGATGATTGAGGAGCCAGAAAATGTAGAACCGTCTGCGCTTGCGATTACAAACGCAATAGCAGCGCGTGAGGTGACTGTGGACTTGATCAAGTCTTGACCAGTATTCGCACCGTCAGAATTGAAATCGCAAGAAATCGTGCCTGGTGAAATAATTCCAGGCAAGAAAGTCTTTGTAGTTGCTGCAAGATTTGTCGATTCAACTGCTGACAATCCAAAACCAGAAACATTGAGCGAAGTAATTTCTCCAATAAGTGTTGGAGTTGCTCCTAGTGAGAGAGTTGTTCCTCCGTTTGCTACTGAAACTGCCATGTGATTATTCTTTCTGTGTTATGGCGCGGATCCATCCGTCAACGCGACGGGTGATGGAGCCGATGCCGTATAGTAAATTTTCAGAGTAACGCTGCAAACGAAAGCACCAAGTTCGGTTCCTTCGCTTCCCATGTCGTAATTCATATTTGTTCCATCGATGCGAATACTTTGAATCGTCATCGGGCTATTCGTCGTAGTTGGAAGCAATCCTTTTGCCGCGTATAGATCGACCCGCACGCGGTCTGCAATGTTTGCCGCAGATATGAGCGAGGAGTGAACGCAATCAACGACGATAGTGGCGACCCGAAGGCGATCTGCTCCTGCAAGAGTTTGACTTGCTGCGTCGTCGTTCTGTGCGCTGACGACAATAAACGGCATTGCAGTCGCTGGCGTCACAAATGACTGGAAGATCTTGGTAGAAGACCCAAGAGCCGTGATTACGCTCGGAGCCTGTTGTAAAGCAAGATGGATGGCTTCAACGAATTTCATGGATTCTTTAGCCTCTTTGCCATTGCATTTTCCCATCGCTTTAAACCAGCGCGAACTTCGTCTCGCAATGAGACCTCGACGCTAAACGATAATTGTTCAAACACTTGTCTGAAAATTCTCCAACCTGTGAACGCTCGCGCTGGATCCTTGTAACGGCCGAACTCGATAAGCCAGGAGTTTTGTGTCGATCCAAACATCTTGGCCCACACAGATAATCCTCCACGAATTGGTCGCGGCTTAATCTTGTTTTTTAGAATATTTTGAGCAATCAGCATGCGGCTCTCGCCTTGCGGATGCACTACATCTCGCTTGCCTTTTACGCGCTTGCCAGTCCAACCGCTTGTCCAACCACCCGCCCACCGCCACGACGCTTGCGCCTCAGTTTGCTGACCATCCCATTTTCCGACTTTCGTTGCGTAGTAGCGTGCGGCTGTAATGCGCATTGGCTCCATCGCTTTCTTTTCGGCGCGAGATAGAATTTCAAACAGATGATCCACTGCAAGTTTTTGCATTCCTTCTTGGAACTGCTTGAATCCTTGAACATCTCTGCGAATTGTCATCACTGCACCTCTCGACATTGCATTGTGAGTGTGTGACCTGCTGACTTGTAGTCGACGATGGAGACGATCTCAAATGTGGTGGAAATCGTTGTGCCATTTGTTCCGCGACTCAGACTTGCTGTGAAGCGGTCGAATGGCTTAATGCCTGGATAGAAGTTCGTTGTGATCTGATGCGTCACGACCTGACTGAGAGCCATGTGGTTGGTCTTCTCCACCGCGCTCGAGTCTTTGATCTCGCCGAAGATGGTGTCGCCAGCCGTGTATGTATAAGTCGGTGTTCCAAAGGAAGTCAGCGTCTGTGTGCGTGCGCCGATCACCATAGGTGTTCGCATCATCCCGCTGTTCATTGATATTCTCCGCTCTTATATTGAGCAATCAAAGCGGTGATAGTCTTTGGAACTTCAAATTGTTGACCTGGTGAAAGCGTAGATCTGTAATCGTAGAGCGTCGAGCACTGCATCAGAATGGCGTGCTTGAGGGCGACAGGGATCGCAGTTGCACTAGAGCCGTGACCCGCTACATAAACAACTGTGACGACTCCTGCGCCGCCACCGATAAGTGATGGCCATGACTTGCCGTCAAGTAATTGAATGCGACCAATTCCGTTGTAGGACTTCACCGTGTAATCGGTTGACGCTGAGAGCGTCTGCGTCGTACCCGCTGCGTCAACATAGGTAACGCTCGTCACGCTGACCAATGGCGAGCGCGGCAGTGCGATCTCGTAGGATGATCCGTTGAATACTTCTCCATTTGAATTATTGATTGAAGTATTCGCAGGAAATGAATCATAGACAGATGTGAATGTGGTATTTGGAATTGCAATTCCACAATAATTTTCAATCATCTGTCGAGCCGTCGTGATGACGGATGTCGACCCGCCGCTACTTGCAGCCAGGTAGGTGTCGTCTAAACTGTGAAATATGCGAAGGTGGGCCTTGGCCTGCGCAGTCGACACTGGCTCGAAACTTGGTTCGGTTGTGATCGTGGTGTTGACTCTCATGCGAATACCCTCATCGGAGTTGTCGGTGCGGGGTTGAGGATCGGGAGTTCGTCTAGTTGGTCTTGCGTCAGTTTGCCACCGCTTACGCGTAGGTTGGCGTGGTAGCGTGAATCAACTACATCACCCTCAAAATAAATAACTCCGATGAAATCAATGTCTACGCGCCCGCCGTCCCATTGACCAACAACTTCGCCGTCCTCATTTTTGATAGCAATGCCCGCCGCAATTAAACTTGCTTGCATTTTGGATAGGGTGGTTGTGCGTAGGAAATAATCGGTCATGTTGATAACGCATTCAATTCTGCTTGAGATTTTGCACTTGGAAAGAATTTAAAATTTGCAATGGTGAACGCTGCATTGCTCGCCAAAATACCAATAGCAATTTTGTCAGGCGTACCAAAACTATATGTTGCACCAACCGATACGGGAGTTGCTGCGACTCCATTTCGGCTTGCTGTAACAAAAGTGCTTGTAATAGAAGTTGCTACTTTAAAACTAACGCCTTGCGCTAAAGTTGAATATGTAATTTCATTGGCTTGGTTTGATGCAGCACCTGTTGGTAACCAAGTTATATAATTACTTGTTGTTGAATTTATTTGTGATCTAAATACTTGCGTAGTTCCACCGCTATCTTGAAAACCAATTATGGTTGGGAAACTGCTTGTTGGAATTGCGTGTACATTTGCTGAATAACATATTGTTGCAGGCGGTGCTGATTGCAAACTAATGTTTGCAGGGGTAACAGCAAAGGTACAACTATCTATCGCCCTTGTTACTTGACTTGCAACCGTAGGAATGTAGGAACTTGCACCTTTACCTGCCTCTACTTGCGCGCCCCAAAGATAAATAGCCTTTTCACTTCCACCCGTGACTGTGTAGGACTCTGTTCTAACTGCGCTGGATGTGGTTGAAAATCCTAGTTGAAACCCACTTGATCCTGTAGCGGTTGCGGGTGCTGTTGCTGTGATGCGATACCAACCGCTCGGATATGCGGTGATTGTTGACGCTGTAATAGCCGCGCCGCCAGTGCCAACAGTACCCGCTTGAATGTCGTAATTCATGTAGGCAGTTGCGCCAAATCCCGCAGTAAAAAATGTAAGTTGCACATATCGAACCGCTGCACTTGCGGGTTGTTTTACCCATGCGCTCATCGTGTAGGGGGTTGCGACTGTTGGCGTGAACTCACCTGTTGTTTGGTGTATATGACGAGTAACAGATGCACCCGCATTTTCTGTAAGTGTGCTTGCGGTCAGTGCAACGCCTGTAGGACTTGTAACCGCAGAATCAACCGCAGTCACATTGTTTGAAAATGTTGTATTCCAGTATGCGTTTGAAAATGCGTTATCGCTTCGCTTAGTTAAATTGGTAGCCGCACTCTCAATCAAAAGCCCTTTAGCCGCAAGAGTTGTAGGGTTATAATCCAAACGCGCTTTTGTCGGATCGTTCGTAGCCGCCGCCGCCATCGTTGCAACATAACCCGATGAATCAATGTATGTGGCTGTAGTCGAGCGCGTGAATGTAAAACGCGAATCTAGCGCACTCATCTTGGTAAAATCTAAATTTAGCGTAGAGCCGTCGCCTTTGCGTTTCATGAACGGAACATAGGAATTTCCTTTCATCGCGGATTCGCTCCCTTCTTCACGGCTTTGCACGGCACTGCTTTAGTGCAGCAGCGCACTTCATCCTGCGCCCACTCTGCAACACCGCCAACAACCCAATCGGTTGCGATGGCATCAGCGACATCGTGGACATCTCCAGCAAGAAATATATTCTTGCCGTCTGCCGCAGTATGAATCATTCGCACCTTTGCCATAAATCCTCGACTCGCATTTCTGCGAGCCGAGGGTGTGTTCAATTCAGTTCAGTGATTATGCGCACTTGAGCGCAGTGAAAGCCAATGTCGGCAAAAGCAGTTTTGCGTCTATACGGCTGTTTGCCACAATTCCAATCTCGTTCGTGGCCGCGTAAAGTTCACGAAGTACCTTCACTTCGTAATTTTGCGCGCTTGCAAACAAGCAGTAATCGAACGCACCAAGCAGACCAACGAACTTGCCAGTGGCAAGAGCATTGACCGCAGCGGATGTGTACACAGGAATACCCAAGATTCGATCTGGCTCAGGAGCAGAACCGCTTCCGCCGTTCTGATATCCGTTCTGCCAGAAGTACGCAGGAGCAGCCGCACCACTTGTGGTGGTCGTCACTGGAGTCGTCAACGCACGCAATGCTGCGAGAGTTGAATCAGCCACGATCATTGCACAGGATGGATGCACGCGATATTGACGAGGCAATGAATAGACCCAATCAATGATTTGTTGCGCTGTGATGGTTGAAGTACCCGCCGCGCTGGTTGGCAGACTTGTTGTGTTGAACAAAGAGGTCGGAGCACCGCTCACATTGGTGTGAGGCAAGAGAGCCGCTTCCTCAGTCTGTGCAAACACGCGAGCGAATTGTTCTTGCATGATTGATGCGACGCTCATGTTTCCGCGAGCGGTCGTATCCTCAACAAGTTCATTCGAGATGCGAACGATCGCACTCAATCGCTTTGGTGTCAAAGTGATTTTGTCGAATGTTGGTACTGCTTCGGTCGGGGCAGTGGCCTCGCCTGGCCAGTAGGCCGTCGCTGTCGTGCCTTCGTAAACGAACTCACGAGAGAACGAACCAATATCCAATTTACGGGCCAGATTTCGCAGGCAAGTCATCGTCTGGATCTTGGCCGTCATGGCCGCGTCGTATTCGATTGGCATCAAATAAGCACCACCAGTGCCCTCATTTAATACGCGCAATTCCATTGGGTTGGTATGCTCACCACGCGCCAAATATGAATTGAAAGCGTCACGATATTGCTCTGATGAGCGATGCTCGATTGCTGCAATCTGCTTCTTGGCGGTGTTCTCAAAAGTACGCTCGCTCATGCGAACCTCAGGAGCGGCTGGAGTCACGGTCTTATCCATGCCCATCAGTTCCTGATTGCGTGTGCGCTGTGCTTCAAGGTTTGCGTATTGCTTCTTGAGATTGGAATATTTCGATTCCATTTCTGGCAACATGCCATCCTCGCTTGCATTGGCCGCATTAACGAGAGCACTCATGTCATTATAGACCTGGCCCATCTTTTCACAAATTTGTTTGTATCCGTCGTTTGCCATAGTAAAAATCCTTCTTGTTGTGCCGAGCGAGAGTCGATCACCTCAACGCTGAGGTAACAGACACGCACGCTCGGCAATGAATGTCTGTGAGAAATTTTTAAGAGCGTGTCACATTGAGCACGCCCGAAGTGTTTAGCAAGCATCCGTCTGCCCGAACTGTTCCCAAAATGAGCGTCTCGTTCGTGTCTGCGTAGACCTCGCTATAACGAGCAACTTGGAAAGAGCCAGGATTAGTGACCAATAGATATTTTGTTGGATCGAAGAACATTGCGATCGTGTCACCACTGGCAGGAGTCGTCGCAGCCAATCGTGCGTAGACCAGTGGTAGACCTTCAACAGTCGTACCCTTTGCCATTGAACCCGCAAAAGTTGGAAACAAAAGCGGAAACGCTGACGGATCCCACGATCCGAGTGTGCGACTGTTAATGACAGCGAGACAGTTCTTCCACGATTCGTATGTGATCGGCTCAAGAGCGGAGTTCGTAGAACCCCAAGCCGCGCTGAGAACATCCTTCATGGTGTTAGTCGTCGCCACGCCAGTAGACGCGGTGCGGGAATTGGTCTTTGCAGTTCCCCATGCGCCTTGGCATTCGGTGCTTCCAGCACCGATCAAGATCTGATTGTTGACCTTTCCGATAAGAGCACCAATGATTTCTCTTTGCAGCCATGTTTCAATGCTTGCCGCTGCGTTCGTGTCAGATAGCAATTCATTTGAAACCCGAACGCCAACAGTAATCTTGTTCAGGCTAAATGTGTATTGAGTTGTTCCTGAATTGCCTTGATATGGTCGATTGAATGTCGGACTCTGCAATGTTCCGACTGATTGCTCGGCGACTCCAGTTTGAACAGTGATGTCGTTTTGATAGATTTGAGCCACAAAATTAGTTGCACTCTCTACCTTTTGAACACGACTGAGAATTGTGTCCTCGTCAATTTCATGTTCTAAAGACTTCGCCCAACCTGTTGGAGAGAGCAGAGATCCGCCAGTGCCGATGTTTAGCACGCGCAACTCTGCATCGCTCAAATATTTGTGTCCACGCAAGACATAGGTTTGGTATGCGTTCGCATACTCTGGACTGTCGACTCCATATTTTTGATTATCGTTCATTCAAACTCCTTGTGTTTTAAAAAGAAAACACGCAGCAAAATGCGGAAAGGTCAAGTACGCATCGGGCCAGCGTGCTCTCAGGGGAGTCGCGGAAGACCGCTCTCGTGATCGATCATTGTCTGGCAATGTCGGTCGAGGAATTATTCAGATGTGTTCCCATTATCTCAAACGAATTTTTGTGCGCAAGTGGCAAATATCAAAATTTTGGTGGTAGGTAGATCGTTCTTTTCTTGGCTTTTGGTTGTTCAGATCTTGCCTCGACGCTAGTTGCAGGGTTCGCTGGAAAGGTAACACAACTCACTTCCAATAGGCGTGCTCGCTTAATAACGCGAGTGCCTTTGGTCTCTCCCTGAGCGGGTGCTTCGTAGGTCTCGTCTTGGCAGATGAACCCAAACGAGCATTGAGTGACTATGCCTGCACGCACCAAGGCATGGGCCTCTTCGCTTGTATCCGTGTCTGGCAAGTCGCACTCGAAGCACAGACCCGAACGATCAGCATACACCTTCAGGTTGCCAGCACTCACTCGACCCATCGGCTTTGCGGTGTCGTGGTTCCACAATAGAGCAATGCTTGCGCTGTCTTCTTTCAAAGATTGATCAAAGCAAGTCGGCTCCAGACGCTCGTAGCAATTACCCATGTCGTACTTTTCCCAATTTGCAGCGATGCCGTTCAGTCGTAACGGCTGACCTGGCTGCGGTTCTGTTTGCTCGATTCGGACTGCACCTGCTTTGCGGGTTTCAATTTTCATAGTGTCTCCTTGTTGGTTTGAATGAGTTCTTGAATTAGGCGAGTGGCGAGTGCCGCTGCCGTGTCTGTGTGTCCTGTTGTATGCCATTCGGCATTTCTTGCTTCGGTCTTGATCGATTCTGCAAATGCATT